GGCCTCGGCGCGGGACTGCGCCCTCGCCGCGAGCCTCGCCATGGCCTCCATGGGCTCCATGAGGGCCACGGCCTTGCGATGCACGGCCATCAGCGCACCCCCTCCCACGGGTCGGGCATCTGGTCGAAGGTCAGCTTGACCCTCGACCCCTCGTCGCCTGCCATCTCCATCACGCGCAGCGCGTAGCGCCCGTCGGGCCATATGGGGCTGCCGTCGAGGTCGAGCAGCACGCGCTGGCCGGGCCACAGCCGCCCGGGCACGACCGGCCCCGACGTGGCGTCGACCTCGCACTGCCACTGCACCATGGGGAGGCGCGAGGCCGCGAGCGCGGCGTCCGCGTGGCTTCGCACCAGCCCCGCCGTGCCCCAGTCGGACGAGCCCGAGACGCGCGACTCCACGAGCGGCCACGGGTCGCGCCGCCGGCAGAGCGAGAGGTCCTCCGAGAGGTGGCAGAGCGTGGCCTGGTCCTGCCCCGCCCCCGTCGCGTAGACGCGCATGGCGGGCGCGAGCTCGGCCCACGCCAGGCCCTGCGCGGTGCCGCCTCCGGGGAAGCACGTGAGGACGGGCACCACGGGGGCGTCGCCCAGGTAGGGCTCCGAGTCGGAGCCCGCCTCCATGCGCCACCGGACGTGCCGCGAGTCCGCGAGGTAGGGCCTGAGCTGGACGTCCGGCCCGCCCTCCACGCTGCAGAGGTTCGTTATGAGCGTCTTGATATCGGAGTTCGCGACGTTGAAGCCGTCGTACGTCCTCTCGTGGCCGCCCGCCTCGCCGAGCCACGGCCAGTCGATGGGCAGCGCCCCGCCCGGCTTCGAGCACGCGAGCGCGCCCAGGCGGCAGGCGATCGAGCGCAGGCTCTCGCCGGACCAGTGGATACTGTCCGTGGTCACGGAGGAGACGGCCTGGCCCCTCTGCTCGCCCTCCTCGACCGTCGTGGTGCCCGCCCCGAAGGCCCCCTCGCGCACGGCGTACCTGTGCGCGAGGACCTCCAGCGGCGATAGCAGGTCGATGGAGACGTCCTCGGCGGTGCCGCCCTTGGGGCCTATGAGGCCGGCCACCACGGGCGCGCCGTCCCACATGAGGCATATGCCGCGCCGCCACATGGCGATGGCCCCGTGGCGCTCGGCGGCCGTGCGCCCGGGGACGGCCGGCCACGGGAGGCGCAGCCCGGAGGCGTCGCCCCCGCCCGCGCCCTTGTCGCGCGTGGTCGAGAGGGAGCAGTCGCCGACGCTGAGCGTCCAGGAGAAGCTCGGCAGGTCGAGCTGCTCCGCGAGGAGGCCGGTCATGCTGTCGAAGAGGTAGGCGGACCACATCAGGCGGCCCCCTCGTCCCACACGGAGAGCGCCGCGCCGCCGGTGCCGCCGTCCACGATGGACAGGCCCCAGTCCCCGCCGTCGTAGGCGAGGTGCAGCTCCACGGTGTGCTGGCCGGCGGCCAGCTCGGTCGCGCAGGAGGACGAGTGGGTCAGCTCGGGGCCGGCCCACGCGGGCCACTTGCGCCTGGACCCCGCGACCTCCGCGCCGTCGACGGTGAGGTACGGGCGCACGCGCGTCCAGCCGGTGTTGCCGCCCGGCGTCACGAGCGTGGCGCGGTAGTCGACGCGCACCAGGTGCCTCGACGGCACCGTGACCGTGACGGCCACGGTGTAGAAGTCGCTCCACGAGCCGCCGGTCGAGATGCGCTTGTCGGCGTTGAGCGCGGCCTCGCCGAGGAGCCCGAGCGTGCCGCCGGACGCCGTGGCGGCGTCGCCGCGCGCCTCCATCGTGGCCTGCGCCGTGGTGGTGGCCCCTGCGGGGAGCCGCATGTAGGCGAGCACGGTGGCGTAGGCGGGCACGGCGGGCCTCGCGGGGCTGGCCGCAGGCGCGCCCTGCGTGACGCCGAGCGCCACGTGGTTGTCCGGGTCGCCCTGGTCCCTGTCGTGCGAGGTCACCCACACGGCGTCGATGCGCGGGAACCCAGTGCCGTTGGCCGCGACCGCCGGCGTGCTCCCCGCCGGGACCGCGGCGATGGTCGACCCGTCCCCGCTCCCCTTGGAGCAGACGGCGACGCCGGCCGCCACCGAGTACGCGAGCGACGAGGAGCCCCTGACCCCGAGGCCCGAGAGAATGCCGGCGTGCGGGAACAGCGCCGCCAGCGCCTTCCGGAGCGCGAGCGGCGTGGTGCCGTCCGAGCCGTCGTTGCGCACGCCCAACGCTACATCTGCCATGTGCAGACCTCCTAGACATAGGTGTCGCGCCAAGCGACCTCGACCGTGCCCGTGCCCTCGGCCGCGAGGGCGAGGGTCACCTCGCCGCCCGGGGGCACCGAGGGGAAGCCGCGCGCCGAGAGCAGCCGCGAGGCGTCCACGCCGGCCACCGAGGCCGCGCGCGCCAGGCAGTCGAGCGTGACCGGCTGCGCGCCCACGTGGCCGTCCCAGGCGAGCTGCGCGCCGGTGGCGACGTCGGTGATGGTCAGGCCGTCCATGTCACCGCTGGCGGTGATGGTCGGGTAGGCCGTGGCCGTGCCGTCGTTCCTCAGCGTCGCGACGTTGGCCCCCGCGCCGCCCCCGCCGTACGAGAGCGGCCAGACGAGGCCGTGCGGCGCGCCCCCGTGCCACACGAGCGCGCCCGCAGACGCCCCGGGCGAGAGGTACGCGCGGCGGGGCGTGAGGCCGTACTCGCGGGGGTTCCTGCATGTCATCGATATGGTGGCGCCGAGCGCCACATCGAAGCCGTCGGACTCCTCGAGGTCGACGGTGATGGACCCCGTGGCCATGCGCCGCGCTGCACCGTCGTCCACCACGCACGTCACCTCGTGGTGGAGCAGCGCGCGGAGCAGGTCGGCCTGGGCGATGACCTCGTCGCGGGTGCGACCGATGGCCGTCGCGTAGATGGTCACCACGCGCGACTCGTAGAGTAGCGTGCCCTCCTCGCGTGGGAAGTCCCCGTCGCCCATGGAGCGCGCGGTGTCCGAGCCCTTCTCCGCCGGCGTGCTGTACCAGCCCTTGAGCGACTTGGGCGAGACGATGAGGCATGGCGCGCCGTCGTCCCGTGCGGTGCCGAGCAGGCGGACGGTGCGCCCGCCGGCCGAGAGCGTGACCTCCATCCGCTACACCCCCTGCGCGACGGCGTCGAGCAGGGCGCGGTTTGCGATGGATGAGGCTGCGTAGAGGTCGCGGTCGCTCCGCACGACCTTCGTGTAGCTGTTGATCGTGACCCCCCTCCCGGAGGCTCCGCCGTCCATGGCCGCCACGAGCGCCGCGGCGTACCTGCCGATGTACGGCTGGTAGCTCGGCCAAACAAACTCCCCTCCGGCCTCGCCGACTATGGCCGTGGGGCGGTCGACGAATCCTCCCGCCGCGTAGAAGGCGATGCTCGGCACCGAGAAGTTCGCGGGGTCGAGGTTGAAGCTGCCCTCTATGTGGAACGTCGGCACGTACACCTGCGACCACATCTCCGAGAACTTAGACGGAATTGACGATATCCAGCCCCAAATCTTGTCGGGGAGTCCGGATATCGCGTCCCCGACCGAGCTGACGCAGTCCCACGCAGACTGGCCCGCCTGCGAGAAGGCGTCCGAGAAGAAGCCGGGTATCCCTGAGACGAAGCCCTGGACGGCCCCGGGGATTCCCTCCACGAAGGACTTGATCTCCTCGATGTGGTCGCTCACGAAGGCCGCGCCGTCCGCGAAGACGCCCCCTATGAAGTCTCCTATGGGAGAGAAGAATCCCTGGATGGCGCTCACGACGCCCGAGAAGAAGCCGCCTATCGGCTCCCAGGCGGCGGTGGCCATGTCAGAGGCCGTCTGGAAGGCGATGCCGATGGCGTCGAGCACGCGGCCGAGAAGCGTGAGCGCGCCCGCCACGGCGTCTATCGCGACCCCGAGCACGGATACGAGCACGGAGACGACCGGGGAAAGGATGTCCCACACCACCGACAGAGCGGAGCCCACGATGCCGAGCGCCCCACAGAGCGCCGAGACCGCGCCCTGGATGACCGGGAGCACGGAGGAGCCTAGGCTCTCGAGCGATGGCATGAGCGGCTCGAGGACCGGGCCGACCTTCGCCATGGCCCCGTCCACCAGTCCGGGGAGCGTGTCGCCGAGCGGGGACAGTGCCCCAGAGAGCCAGTCGAGCGCCCCTCCCAGCCCCTCGATGGTGGAGGTGACGCCCCCCATCACTGCGGAGCCCAGCGGCTCGAGCGCCGCCTCGGCCCCGTTCTGGATGAGCCTCCACTTCTCCGGCCAGTCGTCGGTGGCCTCCATGGTGCCCATGATGTCGCCCTGGGCGCCGAGGGCGCTCTGGCCGAGGTCGTCCATGCTGATGGCGCCGCTCTTGAGCGCCGCGACGAACTGCGTGGCGTTCCTCGTGCCGAAGATGTCGCTTGCGGCGCTGATGGCGGCGGCGTCGTCCCCGGCGCTGACGTACCCCTCGATGGCGGAGACCGAGTCGGAGAAAGTCTTCTGGACGTCCCCGCCGCTCTCAGCGACGGAGGAGAGGGCCTTCTTCATCGACCCGAGCACCGACGAGGAGTTGAGGCCCGCCTTGTCGAGCTGTCCGGCCATGTCCGCGACGTCGTCGAGGCTGAAGCCGAGCTCCTGCATGGCCGGCCCGCTCGACTGCACGACTGAGACGAGGTCGTTGAATCCCATCCCGGTCTGTTGGGAGACGCCGAAGAGGTAGTCCATCTCGCCTGCGGCGTCCTCGCCGGAGACCGAGAAGGCGTTGAAGGCCCCGGTGAGCCTGTCGACGTCGACGGCTTGGCCCGTGAGCTCGCCGAGCGCGGCGGCGCGGTCCGAGACGTCCGTGAGCGCCTGGCCCGCGAGGCCCATCCGCTGGGAGAATCCGGCGACTATGCCTCCGGCCTCCTCGAAGCTCACGGGGACGGTGGTCGCCACGTGCTTCGCCGAGTCCCCCAGCTCGTCCAGGGCGTCGCCTGACGCCCCGGTCGATATCTGGATCGAGTCGGACATGGCGTCGAAGTCCTCGCCGATGCCCTCTAGCGCGGAGCCCACGCCTATGACGCACGCCGTGACTGCGGTCGCGAGCGCCGCCGGCCCGGCTGCGCCGAGCACGCCGGTTATGCCGTCGACGAGCGACGAGCCTGCGCCGTTGCCCACCTCGCCTAGCCTGTCACCGAGGCCGCCGAGCTGCCCGGTGACGGCGTCCAGGATGGACCTGCCTCCCCTGGACCCGGCCTCGTCTCCTGCGCCCTCCATCGCACCGGAGAGCGCGTCGGTGATGCTCTTCTCGGCGCCCTGCATGCTTGGCATGATGGAGACGTAAGCGTTAGCGACGTTGACGCCCTCTGCCATAGGGTCACCCCCTTACGAGAGAGTGGGCCGGCCGAGTGGCCTACCCCACCTGTCATCCGCTGCCGTAGTACCAGTCGAGGAATTCGCACTGCGGGATGGCCCCGGAGCCCAGGTGCCGCTCGCCGGCGGCCTTGACCCACGGGCGCTCGACGGGAGCCGGGGCCTTTGGCATTGAGCCCTTCTTCGAGTGCGCCTTGGCCACGACGTAAGCCGCAGCGTTTATTGCGTCGACGCAGTCGGCGAGCAGCGCGTTGGTCCTGCGTGTCGAGTACCAGTCCCCGACGTCCCCCTTGTGCTGCGCCCTCCACGTCGCCCACGTCTCGTCGGCGTGCCGGTAGAGCACGAGAAGCCCGTCCCACCCTATGGTGGTCGGCACGTCCGCCAGCCGCGCGCCGAGGTGCGTCATGCAGTCGGCGTCGAGCGCCCCGTCCGTCTCGCGGTCTACTCGGACGAGGGCGACGATTCCCCCATGGACGCCTTCGAGGCGTCGTTCCACGCGGCGAAGAGGTCGCGCAGCTCGGCGATGGTCAGCCCGTCGGTGCATCCCGGGGCGTGCGCCTCGAAGACGGCGCGGGTCGCGTCCACCCGGGAGACCCCGCTGCCGGCGGAGATCGCGCGCACCTCCTCGTAGGTCAGGCACTGCGCCTGCGGCACCGAGTAGTCTGAGTCCCCGATCCTAAACATGAATTGGGCTGGCTCGTGCCTCTGTAGGACGAAGACTGCCATTACGCGCCCACCACCCGTCCGTCGTCGTAGATGAAGTAGACGTAGTAGCCGTCGGAGTCCGCGTTGAGAGAGAGCGTCATGGAGAACTTGTTGGGCGCGTCCGGCTTGAGGCTGACGTCGTCGATGGACGTGACCTGGGCGCTCGGCATGTACACGCGCACCCTGCGGTTCTCGTCCTTCATGTTGATGCAGACCGAGTTGGCCGGCCCTGGCTCCCCGGAGAACTTAAGGATGATGACCTCGCCATGCTCGGCCGTGGCCTCAGTGACGCTGAAGTCTCCCTCGTGGAGCATGAAGCCCGCGAGTCCCTTATCGATCTGGATGGCGGGGATCGTGACGGTCGGGTCGGCCTCGCCCCTCGTCACTCTGATCTTCTTCTTGGCCCAGTCGCGCACGGCGTCCCCTGCGGCGATGAGGCCGGAGACGGTGATCCCGTCCTCTCCGACGTACCCGAGCCCGCCAGACCACGCGTCTGGGAGCTTGGCGCGCGCGTCGGTGGGGGCTGCGGTCCCCACCTTCGCGGTCCGGATGGCGCCCGTGGTCGGCGACTGGTCCGGCTCTGTGAGGTAAACCTTGTTGCTGTCGATGCCCATGTGGGCCTCCTTCAGTCGATTGACTCCCCGCGCGCGGCGACGTTGCACGCCACGGTGACGCGCGGTACGCCCGCGTGGTTGGGGTCGGGGTTTGGGTAGGCGCTCGTGACGGTCGGTGACTTCCACGCGACCCCAGACGGGGCCGCGCGCATGTGGAGCGTGGCCACGATTCCGGCGAGCCTCCGAGCGGCGTCCGTCGCGTCCGCGTAGTCTGGGACCGCCCCCGCCCACACGTCGATGGACATGTCGTGCTCCCACGACACCGGGGTCGACGGGGCGCACCCGAGCTGCGTCACGTGCGCGACCGGCGCGCCCCCTCCCACGGCATCTGGGGGGTTGGCCGACACCCGGAAGCCGCAGAGCGCCGTGAGGTCGGCCGCGAGTGCTGCCTCCGCGTCGATGGGGAAGGTCAGGCTCTGCATGCCTGCACCGCCCTCGAGAGCGACTTGTCGGTGGCCTCGGCCACCATGGCGTCCTCGGTGGCGCCGCGCACGCTGTAGGCCACGCGCTGGCCGGTGAATCTCGGGCCGACGACCTCGAAGCCCTCGCCGGCCGCCGCCGCGATGCGGCGCGCGGAAGCCTCGCACTCTCCCGCGATCGGTTGCGAGCGCAGGAGCGCCGCGATGCCGTCGTGGTCGAGCTCCAGGCGGAAGCCTCCCACCTTCTCCATGTCGATCACTCCCAGTCCACGAGCGCGCACTCGATGTGGTCGGTGCCTCCGAATGGCGACGGGTACTCGATTGGCTCTCCGTCGATGGCGTAGCGGTCCCCGGCGTAGGTCACGCGGTCCCCGCGCCGCACGTCCGTGCCCGGCGGCGCGTAGAGCGTCAGGCGCATGTTAGCGGCGCGCCCCTCGTCGGACGAGTCCGACGAGGTGGAGGCGTTCCCGACCCAGCACCCGGGGGCCTCCCTCTCGGTCTTCTTCGACCAGTCGGGGACCGTCGTGCCGCGCGACTCCCTGGCACCGGGCCGCTCGATGGTCACGGCGACGAGCGCCCACATAGGCATCGGCATCTAGACCACCAGCCTGTATGGCGCGAGCTCCGCTCCGTGGCTCCTGACGCCAACGTTCACGCTGTATCCCACCTGCGTGCCACCGGCGGTCTGCGACGAGATGCCTGGGTGAGCCACGAGGAACTCGCTCACGAGCGCGACGAGCGTCGCGGAGAGGTCGGGCGCGGAGTCAAGCCCCGCCGTGTACGCGACGCGGACTGAGCGCCAGCCGGCGCGCGCGGCGGCGCATGGGCGCACGATGCGCACCAGTCCGCTCGCCGACCACTCGTAGGACGAGGGGTCGACCTCCAGCGTGCCGACCGAGACGGACGAGACGCCGGAGACGGCCATGGCAGGGAGCCTGAGCACGCGGCCACCGTCGGCATTCGCCACGCACGCGAGCGACGGCGCGACGTGCCAGCCGCAGTGCGCGCGGATGGCCGCGGAGTAGGCGGCGAGCGCCCACTCGACGGTCTCCGTGGTGGCGGAGAGCTGCCCCCCGGTGGCGGTCGAGAACTCGGCCGCCGTCATGAGCGGCGGGAGCGCTCCCTCGACCTCGTATCCCCAGGGGGTGCGTGTGGTCACTTGTCCGACACCTCCCTCGACTTGTTGGCCGGGGCCTTCGCCCGCTTCGCGCACGGGCGCGGCTTTGGCGACGGCTCGGCGTGCTCGACGGCGCCCTCGGGCTGGTGGCCCTCCACGTACTGGAATGTGAGGCCGCCGATGTCGTACTGCTTCATCATTTCGGAGCCCCCGTTCGTCGTGGGGCCGCCCACGTGGGCGGCCCCTGGTTGCCCTAAGCCCCGGAGATGGTGAGCTTCTCGAGGCCGGCCGGGTAGCGCACGACGAGCTTCAGGCGCTCGATGACGCGGATGGCCACGAGGTCGTGCTCGAAGTCGTCCTTGTCGGAGTTGGTCATCTCGACGCGCAGGCCATCTCCGGCGCGGGTGAAGACGGAGCCGGAAGCCTTGAAGGCGCCGACCCACGGGGAGCCGGCGGCGACGGCGGAGGTGACCACGGTAGTGAGGCCCCAGACGTCGGGGTAGAGGACGATGCCGCCCTGCGAGCCGTACTGGCCGGAGAAGTAGCCGCCTCCCAAATACTGCCCGTTGGTGTCCTTGGTGAGGCGCAGGGTCTGGTAGTCGGCGGGGTTGAGCACGACCGCGTCGGCCATGAAGGGCGTGGCGTTGCCGATGTTGGTGATTGCCTGGAAGATGGCGTCCGCGAGGCCGGCGCTCTTGGTGGTCGCGGTCTGCAGCCCATCGGTCGCGGAGAGGTCGGAGATGAGCTTGTCCTCGACGGTGAGGTCGTGGAGGTAGAGGCCGCGGTCGTTGATGGAGCTGGCGAGCCAAGCCTGGTCTGTCACGATCTCGTAGCTCTCGCGGTAGAAGCCGCCGATCTTCTCGAGCGCGGCGGTCTTCTTCTCCGGGTCGGCGAAGTGGTACTGGGAGAGGGTGCCGCCCTCCTTGGCGACGGCGGGCTTGCCCTCGATGGCGCCCTCGACGAGCCACTCGACTGCGGCCGAGTCGCGGGACTCGGATCCGAGGAGGTCGCGCACCTGGAGGCGGCGGCGGTTGGCGGGGACGATGTTCTTGTCGAGGTAGGTGCTGTAGTCTGCAGCGGATGCTGGGGTGGTGTTGGTGTCTGCGGCGGCCTTGTAGCCCTCGGCGGTCACGATGCTGGCTTGGCTGCGGCCGGAGAAGGCCGAGAGGTCGAGGGACTTCGCGGCCCACTCGCCCAGCGTGCCGCGCGCGCCGGAGTGGCGCACGGGCGCGCCGGCGTTGAGCTTGGCGCCCTTCTCGTCGGCCATCTTCACGATGGCCTCGTATTTCTCCGCAAGCTCGCCGGCCTCCCTGGCCCTCTCGGCGTCGCCTGCCTTGAAGGCGGCGGCGAAGTCCGCCTTCGCCTGCTCGAACTGCTCCCTGATTGTGGGCATCTGTGCTCCTTCTTTCTGGTCTACTGGATGAATCGCGCGTACCTTGTCGCGACGTCCGCGAGCGCCTTGGCGTCACCCTGGCGCTCCTCCGGCTCCCCGCCGTTGGCGCCGTCGCCGCCCTCGTCGCCCTCTCCGTCGCCGTCCCCCTCGTCACCGGCGTCGCCGATGAGGCCGCCCGCCTCGTCGAGCGCCTGCGTGAGCAGGTCGCGCAGCGCCGCGAGCGACTCCTTGTCGGCCTTGGAGTTGCGCCGGCACTCCTTCGAGAGCGCCGCGCCCCCCTTGACCTCGGTTACCTGCGCCGCCTGGTTGGCGGGGACGGTCACGATGGAGCATTCGAAGAGGTCGAGCCTGCGCAGCTCGTGCGCCTTGGTGCCGTTGTCGAGCGTCACCTGGCCGTCCTCGAGGACGTCGTAGGCGAAGCTCATGCGGTCGACGAGGCCGCGCTTGAGCATGCGGTATACGGTCTCGCCCTTGGGGGAGTCCGAGAAGATGTGGCCCGTGACCCTGAGGCCGCGCTCGTCCTCGGCCGCGTCCACGTATCCGAGCGAGTAGTCAGGGTCTCCCATGTTGTGGCCGAAGAGCAGCGGGATGCGCCGTCCCTCGTCCTCGTACGCCTTGAGGGTGTCCGCGAAGGCGCCCCTGGCGATCACGTCCCCGTAGCTGTCGGGCACGCGGTCGAAGGTGGCGGCGTAGCCCTCGAAGGTGTGCTCGCCGCCGTCACCCTCTCCCGCGTCCTTGACCTCCACGCGGAAGTCCTTCGTATGCCTCACTGGTGCTCCCTTCTGCCCCGCGTACCAGGCGCGGATTGCGTCGTATGTGCGCTCCGGCCGCCCGTCCTCGGCGGCGCGGCGCAGGCACTCGTCTATGCCCGGGTCGAGCGCGACCGTCTCGGCCCCCGCGGCCTCGTAGGCAGCGAGCTGCTCGTCCGTGGGGTTCGTGTGTATGACCCAGTGGTCGGCCTTTGCCGCCCCGGCGAGGGCGCGGCCCACGACTGCGGAGCGCGCCGCGAAGGCGGCCGCCCTGACCTCGTCCGGGGCGTCGTGCGGGCTGTCGCTGCCGAGCGCCTGGGCGATGAGGTCGAGGTCAACCCTCACGTCTCCGGGTGCCGCGTGCTCGCGCACGTAGGTCGACTTGCCCGCGCATGGCGGGCCGGTTATCACGTGTATGACCATCCGCGCTCCCTAGAGCCTGTAGATGTCTACGTCGATGCCGCAGCGGCAGTAGGCTTCGTCCTCCACGCCGGCCGAGCCGTCGTGGGGGAACTGCTGGCCGTTGGAGAACGGCTTGTCCCACTCGACGCACTCGCCGTCCATGGCCTCGTGGTCGGTGCGCGGGTGCTCCGTGGCGCCGTCACGGTCGTGGACCCACGTCTTCATGCGCATGTAGGAGGACTTTGGGGCGAGCTGCTCGGTGGCCTCGCGCACGCCGAAGACGGCGACTGCCGCGGCCATCGAGACGCCCAGCCGCGCCGAGCGTCCGTCCTCCGCCTGCTCGAAGACGTCTGCTGGGGTGGAGGCGCCATCCTCGTCGGCGTCCTCCGCGTCCAGGGCGTCGAGCAGCCTGCGGCGCGTCACGGCGTTGATGCCGCTCGCGCGCCCCTCCGCCACCTTGCGCAGGTAGGCGTCGGTGCGCGACGCGTCGTACTCGCCGCGCATCCTCTCGGCAGCGGCCCTGCCGCTCCGCGTAGCGAAGCGCTTGAGCACGGGCTCTAGGTCGTCGGCAAGCTCCCTGTCCCAGCGGTCCGAGTCCCACCAGTCGGGTTCGTCGGACTTCGCGGCGGTGCCGCGCGCCTTGGCGGCGCCCACCTTGGGAAGCACCGCCTTCGCCTGGCGCCGGAAGAAGCGCGCGAGCGTGCGCGACATCGCGACCGAGCCGTCGGCGTCCGCTCGGGCCTTGAGGCTCCACGTGGGCTCCCTGTCCGCTGCCTTGGTGGCCGGCTCGCCGGATGCCGCGCCCTGGCGCGCCTCGGCCGAGGCGTCTCCGCCGTCCTCGCCCGACGCAGCGCCCACCCCTCCCACGGAGAGGTTGAGCGGGGTCACGACCTCGCCCATGTCACCTCCCACGGCGGGGAGGTTGAGCATTCGGCGCGCCTCGTCCCCGGTGAGGACCGGCCGTCCAGATGCGCTTACGAGGGTCGAGATCATGTCCGCGGGGTTCGAGTTGAGCTTGGAGAGCACGTCGAACTCTGCGTAGGAGCCCGCACTACCGAGCCTCGGCGCGAGCACCTTGTTGATGCGCTCGCAGAGGAGGTCGAACTTCGGCGCGAGCGTCTCCGAGTAGAGGCTTCGCGCGTTGTCCTTCGCGCTCGCGTAGGTCTGCGTGGTCGAGTGCCAGATGAGCGACGGGTTGATGCCGTACACGGCGGCCACGTCCTGGCGTGTGAGCTGCGCGGACTCGGAGAACTGCGCCTCGCGGGCGTTGAGCTGCGTGTCGTGCAGCTGCATGCCGTCCTCGAGGATGGGCGTCCCGCCGGTGTCGGTCCCGTCCGGCCCTGAGAAGCGGGTCTTCCACGACCTGGCGAACCGGTCGCGTCCCTCCGGGCTCCACTCGACTCCCTCGCCGCGCGAGATCCAGCGGGAGACCCAGCCGCCGTTGCGCCACACCTTGTTGCGGTAGTCCCAGGCGCTCACCTGCTCGGCGAGCACCTGCTTGAGCGCGTCGACCGGCGACGCCGGGTCGAGCGGGCCCGAGGCCCCGTAGAGCGAGAACGAGAGCGTGTCAGCTGCGTCGACGGTGACGGGCGCTCGCCCCGCCTCGGGCACCTGGATTACGTAGGACGATGCCGACCAGCCGTCCGAGGTGAAGCTGTCGGACACCCATCCTGGCGGGATGCGCGTTATCTCCCATCCGCTCTCGGAGTCGGCGCTCGGCACGACGTACCAGAGCGCCCAGCCGTAGAGCAGGGCGTCTGCCATCGTGTCGCGCACGAGCTCGTATGTCGTGACACCGTCGCTCGGGTGCTCGAGGAGCAGCGCGAGCGCGGACGTGGTGTCGCGCGGGCGGTCGTTCTCGCCGCGGCGCTCGTAGCACTTGAGCGGTACGGCGGCAACGTTCTCGGAGATGTAGGCGACGACGGCCCGCAGCGCGGGCTGGGTGCGGTACATCTCGTCGGGCGCGCGCCCCAGGACCTCGGTCGCGCGGGGCCCGTAGCTCACCCTCACGCGCCGTCCGTCCCTGGCCGTGAGCCTTGACAGGATTCCCACCCGATGCCCCCAATCTGCATCAAAGGGATGCCCCGCGCCCAGGCGGGGCCGATGTGTCATACGGTCATGAGGCCGACGTCCTCGTAGGCGCTCTTGGCCGGGCGCTCGTCCCTGTCCACAGCCGTCGCGAGGCCGTAGGCCGTCGAGCATGCCACGAGGGGGGAGATGTCCTCGGCCGACCCCGCGCGGTCCCACATGAAGGCACCGTCCCCGGCGACCCTCGTCCTGGCCACGGCGGCCGCGAGGTCGAGCACCGGCTGCGGCCTGTGCCGCACCGGCACCGCGTCGCTGCCGGTCCCGCCGGGGCGCGCCGGGTCGAGCGCCGCGACGCCGTCCCAGAAGCGGCCCGCGTACGCGGCCACGTCCGGGCCTGACACGGGCACGAGCTCGACGCCGTCGACCTGCCCGTAGACGTCGGCCATCGACGTGACCGGAGCGCCCTTGCCCTGGAACGCGACGCGCATCGGGCGCGACGGGTCGGCGCGCTCGGCGAGCCACCCCGTCACCCAGGCGAGGCCGGGGCGGTACGCCACGACCTCGACGTGGTAGGTGCGGTCGGCGCGCAGGCCGCACACCGCGATGCACGAGTGCATGCGGTCGGCGCTCACGTCGACGGCCCACCACAGCGGGCTGTCAGGTGCAATCTCGCTGGCAGGGTCTGTGCCCGCCTCCCACGCGCCGTCAGGGAAGGGTGGCTTTGCCATCATCCCCACGAACTGGCAGAGGTTCTCTATCCGCGCGCCTGCCTCCGTCTTGCCGGCTATCGACGCGCAGAGCTTTCTCTCCGTGAGGAAGCCGTGCCCGAGCGAAGGGTTGGCCTCGCGCCACCCCTCGCGGTCCCACACGTCGCGGCCGGGGGCGGCGCTCCACTCGAAGAGCCCGAGCTGCTCGTCATCCGGGAGGTTCTGCGCGACCAGGTCCTTCTGCTCCGCGCACCAGCCGTCCGGGTCTCCGATGGCCCGCAGCGCCTGGAAGCGCTTCGAGCGGAGGACGACCGAGAGGGCGTCCCCGGCGTTCGAGGCGCACCAGATGAGGCCGTCCTCCTGCGCGAGGACCGTGTCCGACACGGCGTCCCAGGCGTCCCAGGACTGCTGCTCGCGCATCTCGTCCATGATGACGAGCTGCGCGCTGCCGCCGCGCCCGGCGCTGCGCGTCGGGGGCTTGGTCACGTAGTGGCGACGGCCCTTGAGCACTAGGTCGCGCCCGGAGTTGCCGCGCTTCGGCCTGACCATCTCCGCCCTGAGCGCCGGCGTGTCCTCGACCATCGCCACGGCCGCCTCCCACGTGTCGGCGGAGCGCGGGAGGTCCTGCGCCATGCCGATGACGAGCGCGGCGCATAGCATGTATAGCCAGTAGAGCGTCACGACGCCGATGAGCTTGGTCTTGCCGTTCTGGCGCGCGACGAGGGTCACGACCGTGACGAACCTCAGGTGCCAGTCCCCGCCGAAGTCGCCGACTATCTCGAGCGCGTGCACGAGCAGCCAGCGCTGCCACGGCATGAGGTCCATGCCGAGCACGTTGGTCGCGAAGCCGATCACGTCGAATCCGAGCGAGGTGTCCGGCGTCAGCTCGCGCAGCGGGGGAGTGTACAGGCGCGGCTCCTCGTGGCCGACAAGCCCTGCCATCCGCGCACCCCCTATCGCGCCAGCGGCGAGTCCCTCCTCTGCCTCGCGAGCGGCGATGTCGCCTCGTCATCGCCTGACACCTGCGCCCCGGTCATCGTCTCGATTTGCTTCAGGTAGGCCACGTAAGTCTTGGCCAGCGCGCTGTACCCGTCGTAGGCGGGATTGCGTCTGACGCCCTCCTGGCCCCCGCCGTTGTCGTACGGCACGACGATGTCGGAGGTGCCTATCAGCCTCCGGGCGTCCGCCAGGCGCTGCTCGGTCCATGCGGCCTCTATCACGAGCGGCCGCACGAGGTCGACGGTGGCCGCGTCCAGCCCGCCGAGGTCGCGCAGCATGCGCTGCGCCCTGTCTATCTCGGTGAGCCTATCGGGGCTCCCTCGCTTGCCTGGCATCGCGCACCTCCGCTCGCATGGGTAAAAGCAAGGTACTTTACATTCACTCAAGCCCCGTGCGCAAGACCACCCGGTCGCGAAATCCCGTCGGGGGGAAATGATTGCGGCCGGGAAATCAGTGGCGCATATGGTTAACTTTTAGATTCCAACGCCCCTCCCCCTACCAGTCGCGGGACGGGCTACCAAGCTCGTGGATGCCTGCGCGCTTGCCGCGAGCCCGGTTGCACTTGCAGTGTGCCGGCCTGAGGTTGGTGAGCTCGTACTCCAGCTCGGGGTGGCGCGACACGTCGAGGTAGTGGTCCGGCTCATACGCCCAGGGAGTGCCGCTCCTCTTGCTCAGACCAAGCGAGTAGTCGATCTTTCGACCACAAATCCAGCACGGCGCGTCGAGCGCACGGTCGCGCTCGAAGGCCATGCGGCGCAGTCGCTGCCACGCAGCGCTGCCGCGTCGGGACGTGCTCCTCGCGCTGGCGCACATGCACCCCACCCCCGGTCATCGGGGCCAGTCCATCGGGCTGGCCCGGTTAGCCATCAGCTCCCTGAGCTCGCGCCTGGTCAGCTCATAGGCGCGGTCGCGGTCGTGGGCGTGGCGCCGCGTGCGCGGGAGGCGCACCACGACCCCGCGCACGAGCAGCGCGCGGCGGAAGGCCCACGCCACCGTGGTGTCGTGCCATGCGGCCAGGTCGGCCATCTGCTGCAGTGGGACCATCGGAAAGCCTCCCGTGCATACGGACGGACCCCCGGTGCGCCATCGCCGTGCGCATCGGGAGTCCGCCATCGCGACCGGCTGGCCCTGGGGCCACCCCCGGCCGCGCCAAGTCGATGCTGCCATGTAACCACAAATCGGCGCGCACGGGGTGGCAATCTGTGGCAATCGGTGGCACGGGGT